CCACTGTACACGCACAGCTTGGCAAGCGTTGTGTCGAAGACAACCAATCCCGCCGCTGGCGACGATACGGCGTTCTTCTGAGTTGTCGTCATGTTCGGGAAACGAACGCCCTTTGTCGTTGATTGCGCGTCTAGAATTGCGCTGGCGTTTGCTGTAGCACCAATCCCCACGTTGCCGCTGGAGTCGATGCGCATACGCTCGGTGTTAGAAGTAGCAAACTTCAGGTTTGCAGACTCCTGCATCCAAACAATAGCATCATTTGAGCTATCAACGCCGACAAGCATCCCATCGCCAGCAGCAGTGCCGGTGCTGCCATTGGTTATTTGGAGGTAGTTGGCGGTGCTGGCGGGGGTGACATTAAGTTGTAAACGCCAGTTTGGCGAACTCGTCCCAATCCCCACGTTGCCGCTGGAGTTGATGCGCATTGCCTCAGTGCTGGCATTTATCCACTTATAACCCAAACCTTGGTTTCCAATAAATTGGAACAAACCGTCTGTAGTATCACGGCCAAAATCAAAGTAATAAGTTCCCGTAGCTTCAGCCACTCGTACTTGAGTGGTTCCAGTAGCTTGAACCTGCAATTTATTGCCCGGCGAACTTGTCCCAATCCCCACGTTGCCGCTATTATCAATGATCATACGTTGAGAGCCAGCAACATTTACCGAAAAAACAGAAGAATTTGCGCCGCTGCCATTTATTGTAAATGCTCCGTTAGTATTGTCTAACAACCATTGTTTTGAAGTATCTTGATATGTCCCAAGACGAATAGAGTTTGTGCCAATGTTTTTGTTAATATCAAGAACGTATCCCGGCGAACTCGTCCCAATCCCCACATTCTGAGACGTATCAACCGTCATGGCCGTCGTCGTGCCATTGGTTTGGAACGTCAGGCTGGTGTCGCTGCGATAGGTGGCCGCGTTCAACGTTGTCGCGTTGATCGTGGTGATATTGCCGGTTGTCGCGGTGACGGTTGTGAACTTGCCGGTCGATGTGGTCGTGCTGCCAATCGCCACGTTGTCAATCGAACCGCCCGTGATCGACACGTTCGCCAAGCTGTTCGTGCCGTTGCCGATTCCGTTGATGGCGTTCACAACAGTGGTAAAATCGCTGTCCAGATTAGACAGGGGAATGGAAGACGTTGCGTTGGCAAACGTGTACGGGATTGTGATTGGGAGCGCCATTAGAACCTCACCCTCTGCTCGTATTCCATCTCCATCGTGTTCAGGGTAAACGACGGGCTGGAAGATGTTATCGTAAGACCGAGATATTTGCCATATTGCTGCGCGTCACTCTTGTACAGCGTATAGGCCGTGCCGCCCAACCAGGGTATGACAGTGCTGGAGTTATTGGTCCAAAAGATCGTAAACCCAGAGTTGTTGGTCCAGTAAATGAGATTGGTCAGCACATAAGTCGGGCTGACGTTGGTCTCACTGTCAACGGTGACGTTCAGCGTGGCGCTATTGGTCGAAGTCGCCTCCAACGCAAACTTGAGCGCTTGCTTCGTGCGGATTGTGTCCTGCATGGGCCACAACGCGCTCTTGATTGTGGAGCTGACGTTGGCCGTGTTGTTTGTGTACAAGGACACCAGATTGGTGTTTCCCGTTCCGTAAAGATAGAGCTTCTTGGCCGTCGCCACTGGGGTAACGTGCTTCAACGTTCCTTGGCTGGTGACAAACCATTTCTTGTCAAAGAACACGAGCTGGATGGGCCGAGTGCCTTGCACAGGGTCGTTGTAGTAAACGTTGAACGCCGCGCACAAGATGTTGTTGACGAGAACCTGCCCGCCGGAAATTGGTTGTGTAAAATCAAACAACGGAAATATTCCGTCGAGCGCGTCCGAAATCTTGCTGACCGTCGCGCCGATCAAAGCAAAAATGCCGTAATCGTTAATAAACAGAAGGGAGCGGAAATACGGGAATATCCCGTCGTAATAGACGGAACCCGTCGATGCCGAAACGTTAGTGTTGGTGAAAAGCGTATTGCCGGTCGTTGTGACGCGCACGTCCGAAAAAACGTTGATGCTGTCGTCGCCAAAAACGTACAGGAAGTTGTTGGCCGAGATCAGAGCGGCAATGTTGCTGTGCAACGTGTCGTCTGTAATCTGCACCAGACCCGCAGAGATGCTGACAAAATCGTTGTACGACCCTGCCGCGCTGTAATAAACCGTGCGGCCCTGCGAAAGCCATGTGCGGCCCTGAAACGAGGCGACATCGGATAGGTTGTCGCTTGTCAGAAGCGATTTTGCGGTTGCCGCAGTAGTGGGGGTGCCGCCGCTGAAGCTGACGCTGGGCGCAGTGGTGTAGCCAGCGCCAGGATTGGTCACAACGATCTGAGTGACTTGGCCGCCAAACACGATAGCCGTCGCCGCAGCGTTTGTGCCGCCCAAAGGGGCCGCGTCAATAACGACTGTGGGCGCGCTGGCGTATCCCGTGCCGCTACTGGTCACGAGAATGCCAATGGTTCCGGTCTTGAACGTCAGAGGGCCTGCAACAGCCGTCGCTCCAGACCCGCCGCCACCCGTAAACGTCAATGTCGGGGCGCTAGTGTATCCGGTTCCGGCATTGGTGATTGTGAGCGCTGTAACAAGGCCAGAACCTACAACAGCATCTGCGGTTGCAGCGCCGCTTGAGAAGGTGACGCTGGGAGCGCTTGTGTAACCGTAACCGGGGTTGGTGATTTGAATAGAACTGATGACGCCGCCAGTGATGCTGGTGACAACAGCTTGCGCCTGAACGCCATAGGGGCTTGTTGGGGCCGCAATCGTGACCGTTGGGAAGCTGGTGTACCCAGTTCCGCCGCTGGTGATGCTGATATTGGTGATCGTGCTGGCCGCATTAGAGATTGAGGCCACAACAGTCGCCTGAACGCCATTTGACTGGTTTGGCGCGCTGACAGTCACGGTTGGGGGTGTCGTATAGCCTGAACCTGTCGCCGTAATGCCAACAGACCCGATAGAACCCACCGAAATCAGGTCAACGGCATCCCAAGTGTAGTAACCCTTGCTGGGGTCCGAGATAATCGCGCGCTCGTTTTTCCATTGGCGCATACGGACGCCAGTCGCGCTAAAGGTGCCCGCCGCAGCAAGCGTTCCCTTTGTGTTGGTGTCCATTTTTAGGTATTCAGCGCCGCCATCCGACTCAAAGGCGACAATGTAGTCAACATTCTTGATGTTGCAGCTATAGAGCGATGAAACCGTGTTAGCCCAAGCGACGTTTGACCCGCTGGCCTGAATAGTGGTTGATGTCCCAACAACTTTGAGGTTGCCAAAGCCGATTGGCTGAATGTTCTCAAGCCACGCAAACTCGTCGTTCTCAAGCGCGGTCCTGTTGGGCCTTGTGTTAAGACCCTTAAAGGACTTGACGACTTGATAGTTCTTTTTCTGTTCAGGTGACGCCGCCATGTCAGTACACCTGGCTGTAAACGTCCGGTATCCGGCGCTGGAACGAGGTCGCCAGCACGTTCTGGACCTTCTTCAGGTATTCCTGCTTGAAGATTTCGGCCTCGCCGTAACTCTGCTCTTGATACTTGGCCGTGCCAGCCGCGTAGTATGGCACAGGGTCCGTGTATGGCAGAGGTATGGTTTCAACGTCACTCAGACCCACAAGATCAATTGGTTGAACAATGGTGTCCAGCTCGATCTGATAGGTCTGGTCAGGAACCGGCCCAACGTAGAACTTTTGGCTGCCGTAGATCGAATAGCAGATGGGGCGGCCAATGTAGTTCTGCCAATAGCGCAATTGGCTGTTGAACTGCGTCCAAGGCTGATAGCGCAGAGGGACGCGGGAGTTGCCCCAGTAAAGATTGAAGTTCACGATGTCGAGCGTCAACGAGCCTTCAGGCAACGAGGAGAAGTCATAGACCTCCTGGTTCTGATAGACGTTGGTGTTTTGAATTTTACGGTTGACGCCGGTATCGCGAACGAGCCTATTACGGGCGTCGTTGATATAATCCGTCAGCTCCTGGTCGGTCCAGAAGTTAGCATTAGCGTCGTGCAGCAACCGGCGAACTGTTGTGATGTAGCTTTGTAGCGTGGTCATATACGCCCCACATCATGCGGCTGCCTGCGTCCCTTTTCCCCGCTCCAGTTTGTCAAGAACTGGAACGGGGAATTGGCCTACCGCTGGGGACGTTGCGCGATAGTCCTTTGGCCGGTGCTCAGTG